CTTGACCTGCAACCACTCGTCATCGCTGTAACCGACCTTTGCGGCAAGTGCTGCGACCAGTCCGGGGATGTCGCTTTGGCTGAGCGTGATGTTGTTTCTCAGTGCCTTGCCGTTCACCGTGCGGCTGGTGGGCACATAGTTCGATGCGTCGAAGTTCACGGGGATGGTGACCGTCTTGTCACCTCCCTCGGTCTCGATGATGAGCACCAGGTTACCGTTGGAGTAGTAGGCATTCTTGATGATGTCATCACCGCTGATGCTGCCGCCTCCGCCTCCACTGGTGATTGCATCAAACGATGACCCGTTCCATGTGTAGAGCGTGTCGTTGGCAAGGTTGACGTACTGCACGTTGACCTTGGGGGTTTCGCCGTTGATGCCACCACCTTGGCCGTTGGCCTCCATGATAAAGCCTGCGCGGTAATAGTTCTCACCATGCGACAATGCGCTCCAATCACCATCGTCATAGGTTTCGCCCATGGTGTGCAGGATGACAATCGGCGATTGCTGCCAGTTGAGCAGCTGCGTGCCATCGTTGACCATGGCGAAATGCTGCTGGAGATATTCACTCGCAGCCTCATCGTTGTCGTTGAAATACTTGACGATATCCATCAGCAGCTGGCCGACGCGCAAAGCGGTGTTGCCGCCGATGTTCTGCTCGTCACGCACCTGCTGTGATCTCGCCCTTAATTCCTGGTATGTTGCCATGTATGTTTAATCTCCTACTGCTATAACCCGGCAGCGTGACTGCCTGGTCGTGAGTTTGTTGTTTTTGCGGTGTATATTCGCATACTCAAGACACTCGCCCAGGTAACGCTCGGCGATGTTCATGGTATCGTCGTAGCGTTTGAGGTCCGCGTCATTGGTGTGGTATGCATATTGGTCCTGGTGCTGCATGGCACCGGCGCGGGCGATGATGTTGCCGTCGTTGCGCAGCATCTTGGCATAGACGAAGTATGCCAGGGCCTTGCGCAGGCCGTTGCAGTAGCGCAGTCCGTCATCACTGCCACAGCCACACTCGGCATCTGCGGGGTCGTATTCGCCGCCGTCCAAGAAGATTTCGGGCGAGAATGTGCCGTCAAAGATGCCGCTCCACACGTTGGTGATCGTGGAGCTCTTGAAGTTCGTCCAGCCGACAGCCGGTATGATGTACACATCCTCACACTCGCGCACGAACTGCGCAATCTCGTCATCATCGACATGGATGCTCACGGGACGCGCCAGTGTGCGGAACTGCTCGGCAGTAATCAGCGGCAAACGGGTGTTGGTTTCTTCACTCATTGTTCATTCCTGCATATTTGATGGGTAAAATCGTGGTGTCTGCATTGCGCAGGATAGGTTCGTGCCACACCTCAAGCAGCTGCGACAGGCCACGCGAAATGAAACGCTGCTCGATGGTCACCTCGCCGGCATAGTAGGTGTATGCGTCGGCCATCACGTTGCCCGAGAAACCGAGCTTGCCGATGCGGATGGCATAGAACAGCTCCTGATGGAACTGCGCATAAATCCGCTCGATGACCGATGCGTCGGTGGCGGTGAAATCCTTGTCGTAGTTGTTTGCGGTGAACGGTACAACCTCGGGTTTGTCCTCGTCGTTCTCCAGCTCGACAAGCAGCAGCTTACTCATGCGCTCGTCACCCTGGAACTGGGCAAGGTCTTCGGGTGTGATGGTCGATGTGCTGATGTCGTTGCCGTCCTGGTCGAACTTGGGCGAACCCTTTTTGGTGACAAGCATGGCCGAAACAAGGAAATTGTTTCGGGCATTACGGTTCTTGATGTTTCCAAGACCTTCCTCGGTGCTCATGTCACTAATCACGGCATCGTAGATGGGCGTCGGGTAGATGTTCTTGCCTGCCATCGAGCACCACAGGATTTGGCCGTTGTAGCGGTCAATGCCGCCAGCACGCAGAATCTGCTCACGCACAGCCTCGGGATTGGGGTTGAACACGTTGAAATGCTCGACGTGCTGCTCGTCCACGGTGATGCGTTTGCCGTTCTTGGTCTTGCGGCCTATCCAGTCGGGGTGCGTGATGATGTGCTGCACATGGCCCGCATCGTCGCACTCCTCCAGTCGGCAAACCTCAAACGGCACATGGTTAATCTCCACCACCTCGCCAAGCAGGTTGTAGTTCACATGCAGGGCAAAACCGCTGTAACGTGACACATCCTGTGCGATGCGGTGCAGCAGATCGTCTGCCGTCTCTCCCGATTCGTTGAGAACCTTGCCTTCCAGGCCGGCCATGAACCCGTTGCCCTCGACGAACTTGCAGTAACGCGACAGGCAAAGTTCAGCCGTACCACTGGCGGCTGCGATTCTCGACAGGTGTTGGGGATAGAGGTTGTCATTGCCCCATGCCTGAAGATTCAGCCGCTGATGATAGGCCGTGTCGAAACGGGGCGCAGCCTGTTTTACCTGTTGGACGTTCATTTGCGTTTTTTGCGTTTAGAGCCACCCTTTGCGGGGTTTTCTCCGCTCGGTTGAACACTTGCCTCACTCGGCTCGTTGTCGGCCTCTGCGGGCGTTTCTGCCGTTTCCTCGGGGATAACGTCGAACATGTCGCGCTTGTTGGGGAAACGCTCCAGGTAACGACGGGCCACATCGTCGGTCAGGTTGGCGTTGGTGTAGATTTCGCCATCGTCAAAATCACCGCAACGGATGATGAAACCCGCACGCATATGATAGTTGCATTTCTCTTTCATCTTTTGGTCTTTTCTCAGTTTAACGGCCATCTCAATGACGGCATCTTGGTAGCATCTGCGGCATGCTGTCTTGTGGAACGTCCTTCCCGTAATTTCGGGATAAAGACGCGCAATCAGCTGCTTGTCTTCAATCGAAAAGGGGGCACTCATGCGCCCCCTTAACTCTTCCACTCTATCGAGAGCCTCTTTGTATGTCATCGTGCTGACATCGTTAGGCCTTCAGTGATTCGTAGGCGGCAGCGGTGGTGGTTGCGTCGGTGTTGAACAGGAACATGGCGCTCATGCGCGCGCCGGTCTCCTGCAAGGTGATGATCCAGCCACCGTCGGTGTCTTCGCTGTACTTGTCGTTGGTTCCCTCACTGGCAACGAGGCCCTGAGTGTAACCATAGACCTGGTACTCGGCGTCACCATTGGTGCCCTTGAACTTGTTGCGCAGGATCACCACAAACGTGCCGTTTGACAGGCCGTCGATGATGTCGTGTGCAACCTCGGGGGTGTTGGACAGCACGACGATGGGGATGGCGTGCGTCCAGGTGTTGCGGTAGGTGCCGACCTCCAGCGTGGACTGCACACCGGTGAACGGGGTGTTGCCCAGTTGGTTGACCTCATAACCCTTCTTGCCGGTCTTCAAGACGAGGGTCTTGATGATGTTGGGGTTCTGAGCATCGAACACGGTAGCCGCAAAGTCGATGTCACTGCGGTTGATGATGATGCCGTCGCTCTCAAGGCCACGGACGATGATGTCATCACAGGCGAAATCAATCGCCTTGGCGATAAGGGATTCACATAACTTAGCCATTGCACTAATCTCCTTTCTTTTGATTGGTTATTAGTAAGCGGCCTGGAATGCCTTGTCCTCCAACAGCATGGTGCCGAGTTTGCCGGTGCCGTAGACGTAGAAGTTACGGCTGATGCGGTCGAAATAGAAGTCGAAGTCGTTGACGAACTCGCCAGCGGGAGTGCCGACCAGCAGGTTGTCGCGGGTGGTGAGGATGGCGCGGTAAGGCTTTGCACCGTTCTCGAAGGTTGCGATGAGCTCGTCCCACTTGGCCACAGCGACATAGCGGATGCCGTTGTACATGGTAGTTGAGATACCCTCGGTCACCTGGTCCCAAGGCAGGTTGCAGCAGTTGGTCTTGCGCAGGTCGATGTCGAAAGCGGTGGCCATGGCCTGGGTCATGTAGATAACCTTGCCGCTCTTGGTCATGATCTCGGGGCCAGCGTCGATAATCATCTTGTCGATGAGGGTGGTGGCTGCGCCCTGTGCGGTCATGGCGGCCTTGGTGTTGGTGGTGATTGCGGTGCGCTGTGCGCCGTTGATGGCCACCTGTGCGTAGATGCGCTTCCACAGACCGTCTGCAACGGTGATGAGGTCGGTGTCAACGCCGTTGGTGATGCTGCCGCCGCCGCTGATATTCTCGGCCTCGGTGTCACCAAACCAGGCGATGCGCCAAATCAAGTCAACCAACAGGTCGTTGATGAGAGGCTCAATCACCTCGCTCATTACCTGGGTGCCGTTGAGGTCACCGATGGCGGTGCCGTTCTTCAGGGCATACTCGGCAATCGTGCCTTCCATGTCCTTGTAGCAAATCTTCAAGGGTGCTACCCAGCAACCCATTGCCCAACGCTTGAGCACGTTGGCGGGTGCAAGGCTACCGTATTCGGGGTCGCAGCCGCAGCCAACGGTACCGATGGGGTTACCCTTGCCGATGAGACCGACAGGATCACCGTTCTTGGCGCGAACGACGCGCACATAGTCCTGGATGCGCTCGTCACGCAGGGTGTCAACATTGATCAGCTGGGCGAGATCGCGGATGTTCTCGGGCTGAATCAGTAAGTTCTCTAAGAAAG